CCGCCGTAAAAATTGTCACGGGTTTCCACGTGAAGGTTACGAGTCCAGTAGCGTTCAATAGACGCCAATAAGGTTTAATAAGAACACACACGATTATACTGTGTGGAAATCAGCCGTTTTATGACTACAGTTTCTGAGCATGGGCCGTAGAGGGCCACCACGGACACCAACAGCGCAACTTGAAGCACGCGGTGCCTGGCGAGGCGCGCGGCGCCGTAAAGACGGCGAGCCACGCTTGCCGGTCGAGTCGGTAGAATGCCCATCGCACCTACCCGAAGGCGCCGCCGAGATCTGGTGGCAGTACCAGGCGATCCTGGTCAACCGCGGCATCATGCATAACAGCTTCGTGCACGCCCTGACCATGCTGACCATGCTGACCTACGAGTGGCTGGCGGTCAGCGCCTATCTGCATCGCGGCGACGCCACCGACTTCCTTGATCGCATCACCCAATCCGGCCCGAAAGGCGGCGTCACCGTTAGCGCCGAGTTCGTGATTCGCGCCAAGCTCCAGGACCAGATCGTCAAACTCCTCGGCCAGTTCGGCCTGACCCCCGCGACGCTGAGCAGCATAGCCGGCGCCGTCACACCGCCGGACGACTCAGACAAGGACGAGGAGGACGATGGTACAGCAGAAGCTGGCTTCCTGCGCGTTGTCGGCTGAGCAGTGGGAACAGCTCCAAGCGGAGCACCTGCCCGGCTATGACCCCTACGCCACAGCAGCGGAGGGTGACTGGTTCGACGTCGATACCGCGAACGGCGTTATAGACTTCTTCGCCGGTGGCCTAACCCTGATTGAGGGGGAGTGGGCCGGTCGACCGTTCATGTTGGAGGACTGGCAGAAGGCGGCCACCGGCGCCCTGTTCGGGTGGCGCCGAGCCGATGGGACCAGGCGCTATCGGGAAGCCTTCATCTTTGTCCCCAAGAAGAACGGCAAATCACCGTGGGTAGCCGGTATGCTGGCCTACGTCATGTTCTGCGACAAGGAGCCTGCGGCCCAGATCTATTGCGCCGCCTGCGACAAGGACCAGGCGTCTATCGTCTACAAGCACGCCTCGGAGATGATCAAAGCCCAGCCTCGGCTGAACGAGCGGGTCCGTCATCACAAGTCTTATCGCAGTATCGAGAAGTTTGACGATCTGTCCGTTTTCCGCGTGCTCTCCTCGGACGTCCACACCAAAGACGGGCTGAACACCCATTTCTACATCATCGACGAGGTCCACCGGCACCGGACCCCGGACCTGATCGAACTGCTTGAAGCCGGCGTCGCCAGCCGTCGCCAGCCGCTCGGGGTATACATCACGACCGCCGACAGCGATCGGCCGAGCGTGTGCAACGACAAGCTGCGTTATGCCCACGGCGTCTGCAAGCCGCTGGACGATCCGACCCGCGTCGATGACCATGCCTTCCTGCCGGTTCTCTATGAGGCTGAGGTCGATTGCGACTGGCAGAGCGAAGAGGTGTGGCGGCGAGTGAATCCCAACTATGGGGTCACGGTCAAGCCGGAGTACATGCGCCGACTCTGCGAGAAGGCCAAGCTCCAGCCCAGCTACGAGGCGACCTTTAAGCGCTTGCATCTGAACATCACCACCGGCCAGGCTGAGGTCTGGATCCCCATGGAGAAGTGGAAGGCGTGCGACAAGCCGATCGCCGACAACCGCGGCGAGCAGGCATTCGGCGGCCTAGATCTCGGCGCCACCAGCGACCTGACATCGCTCTGCCTCACCTGGCCCAAGGAAGATCACACCGAGGCCAAGTGGTGGCACTGGATCCCGCGCGCCGCAGCCGAGGGGCAGGAGCGCCGGGACGGCATATCCTGGTCGCAGTGGTCGCGTGATGGCTGGGTCGAGATTACCGATGGCGACGAAATCGACTACCGGCTGATCCGTAAGCGCATCAACGAGATCGCCGACGAGTACCCCATCCAAGACCTTGCCGCCGATCGCCTATTCCAGGGCGCCCAGCTCTGCCAGGATCTGGTCGACGACGGCTTCAACGTGGTGCCATTCGGCCAGGGCTTCATGAGCATGGCCGCGCCGTGCGTGGAGTGGGAGCGCAGCATCGGCCGCGCCGAATACTGGCACGGTGGCAACCCGGTCGTGCATTGGCAGGTCGGGCACCTGTCCTGTAAGTCCGACCCGGCGGGCAACATCAAGCCCGACAAGTCCAAACGGAAGAACAAGATCGATGGCGTTGTGGCCGCGATCATGGCTCTCGGCCGGGCGATCGTCGCCGAACGGGTCGGCCCATCCATCTACGAATCAGAGGGACTATTCGGGCTATGAAAGCGCTCCTCGTCTACCTCGGCGCCCTGGCCTGCGTCGGCACCGGCGTCTACCTGATCTATCCGCCCGCCGCGCTCATCACTGTCGGCGGCATCGTGCTGCTCGATTTCTTCCTGACCCCGCACCACGCTCCTCGTAAGAGCGACGAGGGCTAGATATGGGATTCCTTCGCAGCGTTCTGGAGCCGCAGGCAGGAGCCACCCCAGCGCCAAGCAGTTGGGCGTCGTTCTGGAACGTCGAGCTACAGAACAGCAAGAAGACCGTCAGCGGCGAGAGGATCAGTCCCGAGGGGGCGCTGTCTATCTCGGCCTATTACGCCTGCCTCCGAGTTCTGGGCGAGGATGAATCCAAGCTGCCATTCAAGATCCACGAGACCCAGGAGCGAGGGAAGCTCGATCGGCGCAACCATCCGGCTTGGAGCATCCTCAACTATCAGCCCAATCCGGAAATGACCGCTCTGGCCTTTCGCGAGACCCTGACCATGCAGGCCGCCGGCTGGGGTAACGGATACGCGGAGATCGTACGCACCGGTCGCGGCGACGTGGCCGAGATGCACCCGATCCACCCCAGCCGCGTCGAGGTCAAGCGGATCGACGGCAAGCTGGCGTATCTCGTCCGGGTCGACGACATCGGCAGCATGAAGACGGTGAGCTTCGATCCCGAGGATATATTCCACATTCACGGCCCCGGCGGTGACGGCATCACCGGCTACAGCCTCGCCCGCCTTGCTGCTGAATCTCTCGGCATCAGCATGGCCTCAGAGAAGTTCGCCGGCTCGTTCTTCGGCAACGGTATGAACGTGGGCGGCACGCTGACCTATCCCGGCAAGCTGTCGCCCGAGGCCAAGCAGCGCCTACGCGAGTCCTGGGACAAGATGCACGGCGGCGCCGAGAGTGGCAACAAGATCGCCGTGCTCGAAGAGGGGCTAGCCTACGCCAAGGTCGGCATCCCGCCCGACGAGGCGCAATTCCTCGAAAGCCGACAGTTCAGCGTTGAAGACATCTGCCGATGGTGCCGCGTCGCCCCGCACAAGGTCCAGCACCTCCTGCGGTCGACCTTCTCCAATATCGAGCAACAGAGCCTAGAGCACGTCGGCGACACAATGATGCCGTGGCTTCTGCGCTGGGAACAGGAGGTCGACCGCAAGCTGCTGCGCGGCCCCGATCTCTACAGTAAGCACGTCGTCGCCGGCCTGCTCCGCTCAGATCAGACCGCCCGTGCCAATTACTTCCGCACCCGGTTCTACCTCGGCTCGCTGTCGCCCAATGACATCCGCCGCCTGGAAGACGAGGACCCGATCGACGACGAGGGCGCTGACGAGTACTACGTCCAGAGCAACCTGATCCCGCTCAGCCGCGTCAACGAGGAGCCGCCCGCGCCGGCCCAGCCCGCAGCGATGCCGGGCGCCCAGCCACCGCCGCCCGGGCAGGGCGAGGAGGAGCAGGACGACGAGGACGCCATAGCCGCCCAGGTCCATGCCCTCGGCCCCGTCCTGCTCGACGCCTCCCGCCGCGTCGTCACCCGCGAGGCCAAGGCGCTCGCCGCCGTCCTGCCCAAGAAGCCCCTGCACTCCCCAGCCCTGGGCGAGTGGGCCGAGCGCTTCTTCGCCGACCCGGGCTATGTGGTCGACGCCTTCGCTGCTGCGGCCGGCGCCCTCGCATCCCAGATCAGCGCCATCAAGGGCGGAGGCAGCCCGTCCGACCTGGCCGGCGCCGTCACCGAGACCGCCGCTGAGCACTGCCGCCGCACCGCCCTGGAGATCCTGGGCGGCTACCAGATCAACGTCGATGCCGCCACTGAGCGGCTTGCCGAAGCCATGACCGGCGCCGTTCTGCGCGCCTGTGGAGAGGATCCCGATGGACACCGCTGAATGCTTCGCCGATCACATGGGGCCGTGGTGCATCGATCCGGCCTGGATGCGTCAGGCCGTGGCCGCGATCAAGGCCGGCACCTGGCAGCCCCGCGCGGCCCGTCCGTCCCAGGTCGCCCGCGATGACCCCGACCGGCTGCCCTACGATCTGGTTGACGGCGTCGCCGTGGTCAGCCTCAATGGGCCCATGATGAAGGGGCAGAGCAAGTTCGGCGGCGCCAGCACGGTTGACGCCCGTAGAGCGCTGAGAGCCGCCGCAGACGCCCGCAAGGTGTCGTCCATCCTACTACACATCGACTCGCCCGGCGGCCACGTAGCCGGCACCGCTGAACTGGCCGCCGAGGTCTCCCGCGTCGGCGGCATCAAGCCCCTGGTCGCTCACATCGACGACATGGGTTGTTCCGCGGCGTTCTGGGTCGCCAGCCAGGCCCAGCGGATCACCATGAACGCGACCGGCGTTGTCGGCTCCATCGGCATCCTGGCCGTGGTCGAGGACACCAGCGGCGCCGCGGAGAAGGCCGGCGTCGAGGTCCACGTCATCGCCACCGGCCCGGCCAAGGGCGACCTAATCGACGGCAAGCCCGTCACCGCCGAGGCCCTGGAGCGGATCCAGGAGCGGGTCGACGGCCTGTTCAGCCACTTCGCCAGCGCCGTCCAGGGCGGCCGGCGGATGAGCGCCGAGCAGTTCGCCGCGGTCGCCGATGGTCGTGTGTTCGGCTCCGCCGATGCGCTCCGCCTCGGCCTGGTCGACGGCGTCGAGTCCATGGAGCAGGTGCTCGGCGGCCTGATCCAGCAGCGCCAGGACCGCGCCCGCCGCGTCGCCGCCCGTGCTCAGATGCTCGACTTGTAGATCCCTATTGACTCTCCACTCCTGGTGGTGTAGGGTCGCCAGCGTCCAAACGGATTGCCGCAACGTGGCTAAGCCCACACCGCAGCAGTCCCTATAGGTCCAACACCTCTGCCAAGCCAGTGGTTCCGTTGCTCAAAGCAACGTCGAGCTGCTGGCTTGTCGCGTTTTTGAGGTAATTGGGACCGCTGGCTTCGCCCGTTCGGGGAAGCCATGAACAAAAAGCAGAAGCTCGCCGCGCTCCGCAAGCAGATCCAGGCGATTCGTGACGGCGCCACCGCCTCCGAGCGCGCCCTGGAAGGCGACGAACTGGCCAAGGTCGAGGCGCTCCTCGGCGAGGCCGAGACGCTCAAGGCCGAGATCGACGCCGAGGAGCACGCCGCCGAGGTGGCTCGCCGCATCGAGGCCCAGGTCAGCGCGCTCGACGAGATCCCCGCCCCCCGCAGCGTCGCCCGCAACGACGCGCTGCCGGCCGGTGCCGAGCCCGTCCGCGCTGCCCGCGCCCTGATCGAGACGCACGACAACGTGCAGGACGACCCCCGCCGCGGCTTCCGCAGCATGGGCGACTTCGGCGATCTGGTCGCCCGCGCATCGAACCCCAGCGCCAACCTGGCCGGCGACGACCGCCAGCGCCTGTTCATCGGCGCCGCTGCCACCGGCATGAGCCAGGGCGTCGGCGCTGATGGCGGCTTCCTGGTCCCGCCAGAGTTCTCCACCCAGATCTGGGATGGGATGAACCAGAGCCCCGAGAACCTGCTGTCTCTCTGTGACGTCTACACCGTCGACGGCGAGAGTCTGACCTTCAACGCCAACGCGGAGACCAGCCGCGCCACTGGCAGCCGTTGGGGCGGCGTCCGCTCCTACTGGATCGCCGAGGCCGCGCAGATCGCCAACAGCAAGCCGACCTTCCGCCAGGTCAAGCTGGAACCCCAGCAGCTCGCGGTCCTGTGCTACGCGACCGACAAGCTGCTCCGCAGCGCCCAGGCTCTGGATCAGTACCTGACCCGCGCGGCCAGCGACGAGATCATGTGGGAGGTCAACGAGGCCATCATCGCCGGCAACGGCGTGGGCAAGCCTCTGGGCATCCTCAACAGCCCCGCGCTGGTGTCGGTCGCCAAGGAATCCAACCAGGCCGCGGACACCATCGTCAAGGCCAACGTCGACAAGGCATGGAGCCGGATGCACCCGCGCAGCCGCGCCGGAGCCCGCTGGTTCAACAACGTCGACACCGAGCCCCAGCTCGAAAACCTGTCGATGAACGTCGGCACCGGCGGCGTGCCGGTCTACCTGCCCCCGGGCGGGATCGCCGACACTCCGAACGCCCGCCTCAAGGGCCGCCAGGTGCTCACGATCGAGCACTGCCCGACCCTGGGCGACCTGGGCGACCTGATCCTTGCCGACTTGAGCGCCTACGCCGTGGGTGTGAAGGGCGGAGTCGAAGCGGCCATGTCGATGCACCTGCGCTTCGACTACGCTGAGAACGCCTTCCGCTTCATGTTCGCGGTCGACGGCCAGCCCTGGCTCGCCAGCGCGATCACTCCCGCCAAGGGCGCCGCAACCCTGTCGCCGTTCGTCGCCGTCGCCGAACGCGCCTGATCCTGAGCAACTGAGGGAAACACCATGAGCAGACTCATCGAACAGGTGCAGGTGATCGACTGGCTGGGCATCGGCCCCGCCGACTACGACACCGACCGGACCTTCGACTACATCAACGTCGAGAACTACCGCCGCGGTCTGGTGATCTTCTCCAGCGGCGTCGGGACTGCCGGCGATGACTGGAACTTCACGATCCGTCAGGCCGACAGCGTCTCGGGCGGCAACGCCAAGGACGCCGATATCGTCCCCGAGTACTGGATCAAGCAGGCCGCCACAAATCTGCTGGCCGTGCCGCAGTTCACCCGCGCGACCCAGACCGAGGACGCGCTAATCTCGGGCGATGGCGACTCGGCCGAACAGGTCGGCCTGCTGCTGGTCGAACTGGACTTCACCAAACTCGACCACGCCAACGGATTCAGCTGGCTGGGCGGCACCGCAACCCTCGATGCCTCGGGCGGCTCGCAGTACTGCATGACGACCCTGGTCCTCTACGACCCCCGCTACCCGCAGGCCACCGCGCTCGGCGCCCTGAGCTGACCCTCTGAGACCTGAGAAGGACACGATATGTACGGCTTGATAGGCTCTCAGCACGTCCCCGGCGCTCCGACCGTCTTCCTGGATCGGAGCGCCGTCGCCGGCACCGCGTTCTTCGTCCACTCGGGGACCGGCAGCGCCGACAACTCCGGCACCTCGCCGGAAGCCCCGCTGTCGACCATCGACGCGGCTATCAACAAATGCACCGCCAACGTCGGTGACGTCATCTTCGTCCTTCCCGGCCATGCCGAGAGTGTCGTGGCTGCCGCGGGCATCGACGCCGACGTGGCTGGCATCAGCATCATCGGCCTGGGTGTGGGCGAGAGCCGTCCGATCATCACCTTCACCACGGACGTCGCCGCCGACTTCGACATCGGCGCCGCCGACGTCCTGGTCCGCAACCTCATCTTCAAGGTCGATGTGGACGACCAGACCGCGTGCCTCGACATCAACGCTGCTGGCGCCGTGGTCGAGGACTGCGAGTTCCTGGAAGGCGCTGGCGCCGACGAACAGATGCTGATCGGCATCGACATCGCCGAGTCGCGCTGCACCATCCGGCGCTGCTACTTCAAGAGCGTCGTGGCCGGCGCCGACAGTGCGATAAAGATCGCTGCGGCCAAAGACCGGATCACCATTGAGGATTGCGAGGCCTTCGGTGACTACACCGACGCCTGCATTCACAACCCGAGCGGCACCGTCGCCACCCGGCTGATGATCCGCCGGAACTACCTGACCAACCTTCAGAGCGGCGACCACGCCATTGAGTTGGAGAGCGCCTGCACCGGCGTCATCGCCTACAACGTCGTCAACAGCACGCTGGCCGCTGCCGGCGGCCTGACCGCCGTCGATCAGGGTTCCTGCTTCGCCGTCGAAAACTACGGCGTGGACGCGACCGCCGACGTCTCCGGCCTGCTCAACCCGGTCGCCGATTCCTGATAACACCCCGGGGCTCACTCCGAGCCCCGGCCACGGAGGAGCCACCCTGCCATGGCCGACGTCGGAAACACCCTGCCGCTCGATCCCAACGGCAACCCGATCCAGGTTGCGCGGTCGATCCAGACGCAGGACGGCACCGGCACGCCGCAGGATTCGCCCAAGACCAGCGTCACCACCGTTCTGACGCTGGTCCCGCCGGCCAACGCCGTGGTGTGCTGGATACAGTCGTCCGTGGCGGGCCGCGTCGGCGACAATGCCACCCTCGACGGCACGGCCGACGAGGGCTACTTCCCGCTCGCCGCCGACACCCCCAAGGCGATCCCCTGTGCAGGCGGCGGCAACGTCTACTTCCTGCCCGACAGTTCGGCCTCGGTCTACTTCTACTTCGAGATGATGGAGTAGGTGGGTGTGGCCTGGCTCGGATTTGGTAGTCGTGAAGGCTGGCTAAGTCCGG